GTTGCATGGCCGCTTTGCATGGTTGCATAGTTGCTTCTCCCACCAGTTCTCTGCAAAGATGCAGGGAACAAACCCTCAATCGACCAGACGCAAAAAAGCCCGCACGAAGCGGGCAACAAAAAACCCGCCGAGGCGGGTTGGGAATTCCTACCGGTAGGAATTATTCCTCGATCACGTACCCTTCCGATTCTAAGTAACTGCGAACGCATCCTTCGAGAGTGTCCGCTTCCGCATCATCATAAGATGATTGAACCTTGTCACACCATGCTTTAAATTCAGGGTGACTAAAAACCCGTGCGATAACCTTATCGATTGCTTCCGTTTTGGTTTCACCCTTTTTTCCGCCCTTAGCCTTACCCTTCGATGCACTGAAAGAAAATTCAGTGCCATTGTTTACGGCGTCAACCACGGCGGTGACATAATTGTCACGGGTTTTCTTTGCAGTTTTGGGAAATGCTTGCGCATACGCATCTACACACTGCACACGATACGCACACGTTTTAACTGATTTTCCCATTGTGATCTCACCCTTGCGCAAGGTTTCAATGTGACCCTTGATAACGTCAAGGGCGGACACGCCCGCATTGTGCGCAGTGGCGATACCCTTGAAAAGGGCGATAGTGTCAATGGTTTGAATAGCTTTGGTCATTTTAGTGTTTCCTAAAAACATCGGTAGAGATAAAACACTCTTTGAACCGATGTCTCTATTATGCCTGTTTTATCCTGCCTTGTCACGTTTCCCATTGTTTCCTACGGGTAGGAATTTTCTCCCCTCTCCTAGCGCCACCAGTTCCCACAGGCGCGACCCCACCCACCCCCCACCAAGCCTTGTAGCGTCGGGACTCCGTAGCCGCTACTACAGTGTATTACCCACGAACGCTGCCCAATTTTTTTCAAAACGAACCCAAATCACCCTACCTCCCCCTTTTTGGGGGAACCCACCCCCCATCAAAATAAAACGACCTGCTAAAAATTTTTATAGCAAAAAATCCTTGAAATCATGTTCCAGAACAGGCCCCCCTTAATAGTGTCTTGACACGCCCTGCCGTTTGTGTGTTATATTTCGCGCCATGCTGACCTGTATCCCAGAGTTGACGGTGCCGATCCCAAGCAAGCGGGAGGACGTGGTGTCTCTGCATACCAAGGTAGACGCCCTGTTTAAGACGGCTGAGTTCCTGCAAGCGTTCGGTGCACCCGATGAACCCTCAGAAGAAGATAAGGTGCGGGCACGCTCGGCCTTCCATGAATCAGTTAGTAGCGCAGAAGCTACAAATGTAGTCACGCCCCAGACCAACGCAGTCACGACCACAGCATCGGTGTTGCATCTCAAATCCATACTGAGCGAGTACGATCAGGTGGTGGTGAACTCGGCTGTGCAAATCAGAACGTATGTGACCAATAAGTTGATCGAAGAGACAACTCACCCCGACCCCAAGATTCGCATCCGTGCACTTGAGTTGCTAGGCAAGGTGGGTGACGTTGGGTTGTTTATCGAACGCAGTGAAATTACCGTGAAGCACAAAACCACGCTTGAGCTTGAGGCTTCGATCAAAGGCAGGATTTCCAAACTGCTGGAACTGCGTAGCAAGACAGAACAGATTGTGGATGTGGTGGTCAAACCCAAGACCCTGCAGGAAAGCAAAGCCGATGTGCTGGGCACGCCCACGTTAGTACGCACTAATACTGACACCAACACAGATGATTGATTTTTCCGAGTTCACCATAGAAGATCTACAAAACGTAGATTTGGCAAAACTTGACCCTGCGGATTTAGAATCGTTCGATGCCACGCTGGAAGAATTAACTAAGCGGGAAGCGGCCAAGGTTGCACGCAATAGCCTGCTAGAGTTTTGCTTGAAGATGAACCCCGACTACAAGATTGGCAGGCATCACAAGAGATTGGCATCTCTATTAGAAGACATGGCGTTCAACCGCAAAGACCGTATTGCTGTCTCTATTCCGCCACGGCACGGCAAATCTTTTTTGGTGTCGGTTTACTTCCCTGCATGGTTCCTTGGCAACTTCCCTGATAAGAAAGTACTGATGGTGTCGCACACCACAGACTTGGCCGTTGACTTTGGACGCAAGGTGCGTAACTTGGTTGACCAAGATATGTACAAAGAAATATTCCCGACGGTGACGCTGGCGGCGGATAGCAAGTCAGCCGGTCGGTGGAACACCAACTCAGGTGGTGAGTACTTTGCCTGCGGTGTTGGCTCAGCTTTGGCAGGTCGGGGCGCTGACTTTTTGATTGTTGACGATCCGTTCTCTGAGCAGGACATCTTGAACGGCAACTTTGAGGTGTTTCAAAAGGCGTACGAATGGTTTACTTTTGGTGCTCGAACACGTCTGATGCCGGGTGGCCGGATGGCGATTGTGCATACACGCTGGCATCCCAACGATCTGATTGGCATGATGGCCAAGGACATGGCTCGCAACGAAGAGTCTGATAAGTATGAGTTCTTTGAGTTTCCAGCCATTTTTCACGAGAACACGCCAGAGGAGAGGGCGCTGTGGCCTGAGTTCTTTGACCTTGAAGCCCTGCATAGAACCAAAGCGTCGATGCCCTCGTTCCAGTGGAACGCTCAGTATCAGCAACAACCCACCAGCGAAGAAGGCGCGATCATCAAACGCGAGTGGTGGATGAAGTGGGAAGAAGAAGACCCACCAGAGCTTGAGTTTGTCATCATGACGCTTGACGCGGCGGCTGAGAAGAACAACCGCGCTGACTTTACAGCACTGCTCACATGGGGTGTGTTCACTCACAAACTTACAGGGGAGAAGCCCCACATCATCCTGATGAACGCCATCAACAAACGGGTGGAGTTTGCTGAACTCAAAGATTTGGCACTGGAAGAGTACAGAGATTGGGAGCCAGATGCGTTCATTGTTGAGAAGAAATCCAGCGGTACACCCCTGTTCCAAGAGTTCAGGCGCATGGGTATTCCTGTTCAAGAGTTCACCCCACACAGGGGCACAGGTGATAAAGTTGCACGGCTGAATGCAGTGTCAGATATTTTCAGATCGGGCATGGTCTGGTATCCTGCGGGGAGACGCTGGGCAGAGGAAGTTGTGGAGCAGGTGGCTGCGTTCCCCGCGTCAGATCATGATGACATGGTTGACTGCACAAGTATGGCGTTAGCTCGGTTCAGGAATGGTGGATTCATCAGCTTGGACAGCGACGAAAAAGATGACATTTACTCAATACCCCGTAAAGCGGCGTATTACTAAGGATCAAATATGGCTACCAATATTGACAAAGCACTGTACCAACAACCTGCAGGGATCGACGCATTAGCGCAAGACGAAGAGGCGATTGAGATTGAGATTGTTGACCCTGAAGAAGTCAACATTTCAATAGGTGACATGGAGATCAGCATTGGTGAAGGGGACGACGACACCTTCTCTGATAACTTGGCCGATGAAGTAGCTGATAGTGCACTGCAATCTATGGCAAGTGAGTTGTGTTCTGACATTGACAACGACAAAGCCTCACGCAAGGATTGGGAGAAAGCATACACAGAAGGTTTGAAGCTGTTGGGCTTGCAGATGGAAGAGCGCACAGAACCTTGGAACGGTGCGTCAGGTGTGTTCCACCCCATGATTACAGAAGCCGTTGTTCGCTTCCAAGCAGAGACAATCACTGAGACGTTCCCCGCGCAAGGGCCAGTGCGTACCAAGATCATTGGTAAGGAGACACCCGAGAAGAAGGAAGCCGCCGCCCGTGTTCAAGATGATATGAACTATCAGTTGACAGAGAAGATGGTTGAGTTCCGCCCAGAGCATGAGCGCATGTTGTGGTCACTGCCAGCCACAGGTTCAGCGTTTAAGAAGGTGTACTACGATCCCAATTTGGGACGTCAAGTATCGATCTTCATTCCAGCCGAAGACATCATCTTGCCGTACGGCACAACAGAGATGGATACGTGCTACCGCATTACACACGTGATGCGCAAAACAAAGAACGAAATTCTCAAGCTGCAACAAGCTGGGTTCTACCGTGATATTGAGTTGTCTGAACCTGATAAATCCATCAGTGATATTCAGAAAGCCAAAGACAAAGAGACAGGTTTTAGTGACCTCAATGATGATCGTTACACACTGTATGAGTGCCACGTTGACCTAGACCTCAAAGGCTTTGAAGATGAAGATGATGGTGAACCCACTGGCATCATGTTGCCGTACGTGGTAACACTCATCAAAGGTACTAACGATGTATTGGCTATTCGCCGTAATTGGGAGGAAGATGACCCACTCAAACTCAAGCGTCAGCACTTTGTGCACTACCAATATATCCCGGGTTTTGGAGCTTACGGCTTCGGGCTTTTCCATC